AGATACGACCCCAATAGGAGGAAACTGCTTCCCTCATGAAAACTACGCTTGAGAAAGGACGTACCAGCTGTGGTCCACCGCCGTTCTACAACGATGATGTGCCCCGCAGCGGCAAAACCTTCCTCCAAAGCGCTCTTGACCTCATCAAACTCACTAAATCCTTGTTGAAGGATGTTGTAAGTCCGATGGGCCCCATAACCAATAACCTCGTTGTTCATAGTAACGGTGACTGGAGTTCCGGAGTACATGAAAATACTTTCGGGTTGAATAACCACAAACTCCTGTGGATTGTCAGGGTTGGTTAGCCTAGCAGGCTCACTCAAACTCTTGATCAGAAGATTGGCTGTAGTAGGATTGATTTTCCTCATTTTTAGCCACAACAAATATGCAATGCCAGGTCCATTACCAGCATCACATGATTTCAGATCTCCTTCCACATAAAACACCACACCGCTCTCTGTACAACAAACCCCAAGGGAGTCGTCCCCAGAATACGCTAAGCGCATATTTCCAGGTTCAACTGCCAATAACCATTTGAAGCAAGCATCGGACTCTGCGGGGGACTGGGCGGGGTAATAACGACATTCGAAGTCATACCCGCGGTCTTTAACTGCCCGCATATTTAAAACGCGCTTCTGTTGTACTTTTATGACTTCTGGGGCAACTCTGTCTATAAGAGCCCCCTCGTCACTTGATGCAAACAAACGCGGATCCTTTCCTTGCTTTCCGATTTCCTTCTTCACTTTGAGGGACCACCTAACAAGTCCTGCGACAATGTTGGCGGCCCTCTTTGGCTCTGCAAACCACCCCTTATAGAGTGGTCTTTTAACGGCAGGCAAATCTACCATATGGCTCAACCATTCGTAGCGGTCGAACAAATAATAGAATGGTGAATACACCAAGTAAAGAAGGATGGCGGGTGGAAAGACCACCGTCATTATGGTGCGGCCAAAGACTGCCGCGAGCATGGAATAACCCACGCACAGCAGTTGCTCCAGTCGCTCCATTGTTAGCCAAGAGCCATCATGATTGGTATCGTAATTGAGGTAATCCAATACCTCACGTTCAGCACCAACTTTGACAACCCTCGGAACGTAAACTTTCCTACCTCCTCCAGAGGGAACTGACCTTTTCACGGTATCCCTAAAAACCAAGTCTCCACTGTCCCCCACTTTTATTTGACATAAGTCAAGGAACTCTTCAGGAGCTCCGTATAATAGCTGGCATTGCGCATTAAAGAGAGGCCCATCATTGGGTCTCAAATTGAACATCCTGCTCAGGGCACAACAAGCATTATGCGATGAAACGTCATAGTAACAAAACTTTGATGTCGGTTCTAACCGTATAAATGCACTGTTGTGAAAGCGCTCGCCTGGGGCCACAGTAAGAAAACTGGGGTACCGTGTAATCTTCTCCCCGTCGGCCTCGTAATCAAACCCCTTGGATTTGATAATACGAAAACGGCAATTCGAC